TGTTACCGGGAAGATGCAGCCTTTCAGTCCTGATCTTGTTGTGACAAATCGCATCCCTTGGGATTATGTGCCGGATGCTTATAATGAACTTACAGACAGTACGTTAAATAAATTGGCTTGCAATGATGCGCCAATCCGGGCATTGTTAGAAGAATGTATTGGTTATTGCTTTTATCGCAGAAATGAATTAGGAAAAGCCTTTATTCTGACAGGTGATAAAAGCAATGGTAAATCTACCTTTCTTGATATGGTAAAAGCTGTATTGGGTGAAGAGAATGTTTCAGCACTTGATTTAAAAGAACTTGGTGACCGTTTCAGCACTTCTATGATGTTCGGGAAACTAGCAAACATTGGTGACGATATTGGTGATGATTTTCTGCAAGGTTCACAGGTATCAACATTCAAAAAAGTGGTTACAGGAAATAGAATCAAGGCAGAACGAAAAGGACAAGACCCTTTTGAATTTAACCCATATGTGAAGCTGCTGTTTTCAGCGAATGACATTCCACGTATGAAGGACAAGACCGGGGCGGTTCTTAGAAGATTAGTAATCATCCCATTCAATGCACGGTTTTCAAAGTATCTGCCGGATGGAACAGTTGACCCGGAATATAATCCGTACATTAAATATGAACTGGTTGAACAAAGTTCAATAGAATATTTAATCAGAGTTGGGATAGAGGGATTAAGAAGAATCGTTGAAAATAATGAGTTCACTAAGTCTGAAAAAGTTCAGCAACAGGTGGAAGAATACGAAAATGAAAACAATCCTATTAAGGCATTTATTGATGATCAGGGGATTGAAATGATTGAAGATGAACCAACTGCTGACGTTTACAAAAGGTATCAGGTGTTTTGTGCAGAAAACAGTATGCAGCCTATGTCAAATATTGTGTTTAGTAAGCAGATCAACAAACGGTTAGGGTTGGAAACTGTCACCACGAAAATAAATCGAAAATCAATAAGAGTATTCAGAAAGGTGTGAAATTATGAGTTATTGTATCAGGAACATGATTGTGAATGGGATAATATGGTAAGAGGTGATAAGTCAGTGAAAGACACGATACAAATTCTTGAATTGTTTGGTGGAATAGGTTCACCAAGAGTTGCATTAAAAAATATGGGTGTCCCTGTAAAATCTATTGATTATGTGGAAATTGATGAAAAGGCAGTAAGATCGTATAATGCTATGTTTGAACAGGAATCTGCATATTGTCCGCAGACGGTTGTGGGGTGGAATCTTCAACCTGATATTCTAATTCATGGGTCACCTTGTCAGGATTTTAGTATTGCCGGACATCAAGGGAAAGCAACTGCAGCAAGTGGAAGAATTAATAAGGGACAAGGTGCAGATGAAGGCTCAGGAACAAGATCATCATTAATGTGGGAAACTGTACACATCATTGAACAGATGGGTGAATGGAAACCCAAGGTTGTGATATGGGAAAACGTAAAGAATGTTTTATCAAAACACATGATTCATAACTTTAATCGTTATTTAGATTATATGGGGTGGTTAGGTTATACAAATAACTATAAAATTTTAGATGCTCGTGATTATGGGATACCGCAAGCACGTAAAAGATGCTTTACGGTATCAATTCTTGGAGATAATGCGTTTGATTTTGAATTGATGCACAAAAGACCAATGCAACACCTTTCTGATTTTCTCGAATCAGGTGACCTTTCTGATTGCTATACAGTTACACAACCGAGTGTATATGATTCAATAGGTAATAAGGGGATAAGAAGAGCAACGATCATTAAAGATTACGCAAATACAATTACTACTAGGCAGGATAGAACTCCGGCACAAGTGTTAGATTGTGGTAATGGAAAATATAGATATTTGACAGAATTGGAATGTTGGCGGTTGATGGGGTATTCTGATGAAGATTATTATAAGGCAGAATCAACTTGTAAAATTGAACAGGGAAAAATGAATAGGACACTATATCGTCAGGCTGGAAATTCGATAGTTGTGCCTATATTTGAAGAAATGTTCAAAGTAATCATAAATAATATTATAGAAAGGAATTGATAATATGGCATACAAGAATAGTGAAGGATATGTTGACCCAACCGCAGGTGTGGCTATGGGACATACAAAGAAAGAAGAACAGGATGTTGATAAACTGAATCATAAGGTGATGCAGTCTTTTAGGTTATTGGTAGACCTTGCCGGATTTGAAATTGTTGGAAGGGTGACTTTAAGACACAAGAAATCTGGAAGGATATTTAAGTAATCACGAAAGAAAATTATTGATAAGGTTAAGTAACTAAAAA